GACCTCGCCGGTCATCACCTGGGCCACGAGCAGGCCGGAGGCATCGCCGAACTTGGCGTGCGCGCCGTTGATCGCGCCGTAGGTCACGCCAGCAGTGGCGGACACGTCGTTGGTGGCGCCGGCCACGTTGCTGATCGCGGCAACCAGGGCGGCGATGGCAGTGTTCAGCTGGTCGGCCATGATGGCTTCGGACAGGTTGCGGGAGATGACCTCCAGCGCCTCGGCCGGATTCTTCTGGATCCACGACAACTGGGACGGCTCCCAGAGGATCGGGCCGAAGCCGCCGGCAACCTTCACGCTGTTGGCCTGAACCTGCGCGAGCGCGGTGGCGGACTGGGCGTTGTTGGTGGCGTAGCGGTCGACGCGACGCTGGGCGGAGTGCAGACCAGCCCACAGGGATTCCTGCAGGAAGTCGCCGTCGATGCCCTGCGGGGTCAGGCGGATCGCGCCATTAGACGCAGCGTTGAACTTCTCGACCATCTGGGCGATGGTTTCGACGGTGGTGTTCTTCAGGTACTCGTTAAATACCTTCATGTCGGACAGTGCCATGGGCGTTTTTCCTCGTTAGGCGTTCTGGATTTGGGCGTTGATCGCGGCCAGGCGCTCTTCTTTGCTGCCGCCGAGATTGCCCTTGGGTTTGGTTTGCTGCCCGCCGCCGTTTGTGGCGCCGCCGCCGTTTGCCGTTGCCGGCCACCAGTGAGGAGCCTTGTCCTTCATTTCTGTGAAGAACTCTTTCAGGGTCAGCGGGTTGCCGTCTTTGCCGAACGCGCCTTCCGCTGCAACGGGGTTGCCCTCGTCGTCAAGCGTGAACAGCGAGCCAGCGCGGAACAGTGCGTCTTCGATTGCGTGCTGGTGAATCCCAGCAGCGCTCGCTTCGGCGCGAATGCTGTTCTCAAGAACGCGGCGGGTGAATTTTGCGGCGCGCTGCTCCGCCGCTTCGCGAGCTTGGCGCTCCTTGGCGGTTTCCTTCTCGAAGCCCGCCTTCATACGCTCGGTGCGCTTGTTCAGGACCTCATCGATCTTGCCGGACGCGATCAGCTTGGCCTCTTCATCGTCCGAGAAGCGCTGCAGGATGGTTTTCACGGCATCAGGGTCGATCCCCTCGTACCGCTTCAGCGTTTCGCTGGATTCCCGGACCTTGCCAAGCAGCTCGGTGTTCTTGGCCTTCAGGCCGCTGACAGCCGCGCTTACCTGAGCATCGATCAGGGCTTGGACTTCAGGAGTGATTTCTGGCCCTTGGCCGCCACCGCCCTCTCCGCCTTCGCCAGCTTCCTGCATCAGAACGTATTTGCGTTGAAACATGAGTTGATCCCCTTGGGACGATTAACGGCCTTGCCGCATGGTGAAGACGCCAGCTTTGCCAGCGCCAGAAACGAAAAAGCCCCGCACGATGGCGAGGCTCTAGAAATGGAAAACCCGGCGCTTGGCCGGGTCTGGTGGATTCGTATCTAGAGTAGAAACCCTATCTTTTGCATGTGCTGAATAGGGTCTCTGGCTCCTTTGCTTTGATTGCATGGTCTACAGAGGAGCTGCAAGTTCTCCCTTCCGTTACTGCCGCCTCTTGCAAGAGGCTGGATGTGATCAACTTGTGTTGCCCCCTTTTCCAGCTTAGCCCTGCATATTGCGCACATGCCCTTTTGGGCGACATGCAGAACGGCTATATCTTTCGCTGAAAAGGTGCCTCCAGCGGATAGCTTTCTTGCTCTGCGAGAAGCCCGCCATGCCACGCACTTGTCAGGGTTGGCGACTCTGTATTCCCGCCTAAACGAAGCCACCTTTTCGCGATTAGCTTCTACATATGCAGATTTAGTCGCTGCGATGTGTTCCGCGTTCTTTGCGCGATACTCCGTCATATAGGCTTTAATGCGATCAGCGGTTTCCCTGCGTCTAGCCTTTACCTTGTCGCTGTTGGCGGCATAGTAGGCGCGGTTCTTCGCATTGATCTGGTCTTTCTTTTCTTCGTAGATAGCCTTGCATCGCCTAGCACTACAGATCCTGCACTCGGACTTGAAGCCGTCTTTTGCGGAGCGCTGCCGATAGAATTCAGAAATCTGCTTTATTTCGCCACAGCTAGAACATTGCTTGCTCTCAGGAGCAACCTTGATCTTCATCTCACACCCCTACAGCGTGATCCCTAACTGATGAGGTGCGGCAGGCCGGTTAGGGGCCGGCTTTTCGGGAGCTACCCTAGCCGCGAGCTGAGTCTAACACTTCAAGCCAGTACAACTCTCTCCCCTTTTAGCAGGCAGATGGTGCACAGCCATTGCTTTGTTCCGCCTGTCACCTTTCCGCCTTTGAGAGCAGCACCAACCAGTGTTGACGTTATCTCTCGACCGCCACACCTATGGCACTGAATCATCTCGGGCGGCTTCGGAGCCTTGCGCACACGCTCGCGAACCTTCTCCGCTTCGGTCTGCGGTGGCGGCGTGCCGTGGATGATGTGGAGGCGTGGTCTATCGGTCATGGCATCGCTCGACCAATAGCCGCAGCAGCTCTTACGATGGCGCGGCGGGTGGCGGCGAACTCAGGGGCGCCAATCACCTCGCCAACCATTCCAGCTTGCTCATCCGCAACAATGTCGCCCCTGGTTTGGTACGCCGTGCATGTGTCGCTATCGTGGAAGTCGCACTCAATCGTCAGCCCCAGAACGCAGGCCAGCCGCAGCGCATCGCCGTCGTCAACTAGCGGGCTCCATGGTCGGAGCACGCCATCTGCATGTCGAAAAGCCCAATGGTCAGGCGTCTTGTCCGAATAGTCGGTCCATTCGGCACCAACCGCCTTTGCGGCGAGCCTCATCATTTCGCGGTCATCCATGTAGCGCCCTCATCGGTCATGCCGCCAGTTTAGCGAACGCCGCCGCGTCACGCTCGCGCAATTCTTCGAGCGTCAGGTAGCGACCATTCGGGCTGTAGAGGTCCGGCAGCTTCAATCCGCCTTCACGGATCAACCTTCCTCGCTCAGGCCCAAGCACCTGATCCTGTCGCGCTGCCGATTGGCGCTGCAGCCAGGACGCGAAAGTCGTCTCTGCCGGCACCTGGCCGTCCATACTGGCGCGTTCGCTCGGGCTCATCTCGTCAACCGGAATCCCCAGCTCACGCCAGCTCTTCGTCACTGGCGTGGAGGTCGACCGGCAATTCCAGTGAATGCGCCCCGGACCTTGCAGCCATTGCACCTTGTGACCGATTGGCCTGTGACTGCCGGCCTCGTACTTGAGGCCGTCGCGCAGCCTGCACGGGGCTGAGGTCTTGGTGTCGAGCGTGCTGCGCCAGACTTCCGCCTTGATCAGGTCGCGGTTCGCATCGTTGAACTGCTCGCGCGCTACCTGCGCCGTATGACTGATCGCAGTCTGCACCACCGCCATCAGGTCGCGTCGTGGTCGCTGTAGCAGCCCATCAGCGTACCCGGCAGCCTTGGTGCCGCGAATGCCCCTGACGATCTCCGAGGCGGTCTTGCCTTCGACGTAGCCGATTCGGATAGCGTCGCGGATCTTCGTCATCCGCCCGGCTTCGATGTTGCTGGCCCAATCCTTCAGCAGGCGCCCCTGGAACGGCCGGGACATCGCCGCGCTATAGACCTGATTCGGCGATACCGACGCAATCGAGTAACGCACCTGCACCGCTGCCGGAATGGCCGATTGGTACAGGGTGGACTGATAGCCCGCCTCATACGCCGCGAAGGCGCGCAGCTCGCTCTGTAGCGCCTCCGTGACGCTCGCGTAGGCTGCTGCGTTCAGCTGCCGGACGGAGCCCAGCAGAGCCTCGAGCCGCTCGACCGTGAACGAATCAGCAGGCATGCGCTCGAGAGCAGCAGCCAGCTCAGCGGCCAGATCGGCATCAACGCGATTCAGCAAGGCGATCATCCGGCGAGCCACGCCACCCGAGTATTGCTGCAGGTCCACCGCGTGAGCTGTCAGCCCATCGAACAGCAGCTCGTTCACGGTTGCCATCAGATCACCCCGAGCGCCGGCCCCTGGCTAGCGATTCGTTCCTGTTCGTCGGCCCAGCTGTATTCATCACTCACGACACCGCGGCGCTGCATTTCAGCAAACAGGGTTTCGTCAGACAGCTTGCCGGCCGATGCCATGTTGAGCAACAGAGGCAGGGTCGTTTCCGGCGCATAGTCCTGGTCGAAGTTGCCACGCATCTCGACAGTGCCGCCGTCGCCGAGAGCCAGGTAATCGGCCATCACCTGCAGCATCTGCGCGAGCGCGTCAGCGAACTGGTTGGCCATGCGGGACAGCGGAGACAGCTCTTGCGCGGCCTCTTCGTTCGCCTGGGTCGCCGTCTTCGTCTGCTGCTTGTCTTTCTGCAGCAGCTTGGCGCCGGCCATGCGCATCTCTTCGATCAAGTCTTGCAGCGCCTCGCGGCCTGCATTGATCGCGGCCCCGGTGTGCTCGACGTACTTGGCATTACCATCCTTCGGCATGCGGGTTGCGCTGCCGGAGCTGATGACCAGCTGAAAGTTATCGTCGTCGGTGAACATGAACAGCAGCGGCACCCGAGCGACGTGCAGGAGGTTGTCCTGATCGCTCTGCGACTGCCAGTGCTTGACGTTGAGGTGTGCCAGCTCGATCAGCGGTGGGCGAGCCGTCATGTAGCCGGTGCGGCCGGCGTAGAAGGTCACCAGCGGGACGTAGGCAAGGCTCGTCGTGCCTTCGTCGTGCTGCACCCATGCGCCGCCGTTGTCGGGCTTGCGGTAGGTGCGCCAGGCGCCGGGCTCAAGGACTCGCACCTGAGCAACCGACTTCACGCCGAATTCGCCGTCGGCCTCTTCGACCGACTCCATGTAGCGGAACTGAGCCAGCTTGCCGCCTTCGACACGCCAGCCAAGCACCTGCTCGGGCTTGATGATGACCGCATACGGGCGAACGCCTGCAGCGATCTCGTCGGCGCGGGTGCGCAGCCCTTCAGCGCGCGGGTACTCGACCAGCACATGACACAGCCCATGGCTCAGCGCCGTGCGGAACAGGTCAACCGACCAGCTGTTCAGGTCGTTGCCGGCCAGATCAATGTCGTCGCACAGATCAGCCAGGCGCTCGGGAACGTCATCGCCCAACTGCAGCGGCTCAGCGAACACCCGAGAGGTCATGTTGTTGACCGTCTCGGCGTAGGCTGGCAGCAGCGTGGAGAGGCGCAGGCGCTCCCTGTAGGTGTCGTCCTCCTCTGCCGGGTACTTCGGCAGCAGGGACTGACCAGCAGCGCGCATAGCGGACGTGCCACCCAGCAGCGGCGACACGATAGCCCAATCCTTGCGCATGGCATCCACGGCCGGGATTGTCTGGCTCGGGTCGTTGCTCATTGGCGTTACATCCGTAGTGATTTTGTCTGCGGCTTGGCCGGCTTGATGATCGGGAAGCGGTGAACAACGAAGTAGCCGAAGGCGTCGGCCGGGTCTTCCGTGCCGTCCTTGTTGGGCTCGCCGTGTTCGTTGTAGGCCTGCTGCTCGAGCACCTGGGTGGTGACCGGGCATTTGTCGGTGTTGATCTTGAGCCGGCGCACGCCATCGCCATTCAGGAGCATGGCGTTGACGGCCAGCACCCGGTCACGAACCATCGGGTTGGCCGGGTTGACGCGCACCGTGAATCCGGCCTGCTTGAGCAAGCTGTGATCCGACTCGCTGCCGTTGACGCTCTTGCGGTTCTTGCCGCTGGCGTCCGGGTATACGGTGATCTTATGGCCTGGGAATCGCTCCAGTAGCGCAGCGATCATGGCCGGCGTGTCGAATAGGCTGGTCAGTTCGTCCAGCTGCCGCGGCTCACCGCCACGCATGACGAACACCGCGGCAGCCATTCGATTGATGTTGAAATCGAGGCCAATGTGCAGCTCTTCACCCGGGCGAATCGTCTCGTCGGTGTGATTCAGGCGCCGGCAGAAGTTCGGGTAGACCGATCCGCTCACCAGGTTGACGAACTGGCCGTCAATGTAGGCGTCGACCAGATTGGCCGGGTACGACTCACGCAACGAAGGGATGTAGTCCTTCGGCAGGTTCTTCGCGTTCTGTCGCGTGCTGGCGTGAACGATGCCGTACAGCGGGCGCTGGCTCGGGTTAGCGGCCAGCTCCTTGACGAACTTGCGATATACCCAGTTGAACCCCTCCGGCGTGGTCGTCACGTCGATGGTGTTCTCTCCGCGCGTCGGCCATACGGTCGACATACGAGCGATGATCTTCTTCCAGGCGCTGTCAGCCTTCTTGATCGGCATACAGTCGATCTCGTCGACCAGGGCGTGCGCGATGTTGAAGCCGACGATGCGGCCAGGGTGCTCCATGCTCTTGCAGACGATCGTCGACAGGCAGCGGCCTTTCGAGTCGCGAAGATGCACCCGCTTGTTGCTCGGCACGATGTCGGCGAACAGCCCGAAGGCCTCAGCAACACCCGGTATCGTGTCGTAGAAGATGTCCGCGATCTGCGGATATGTCGGTGCGAAGTAGCCCTGCGGAATGCCAGGGTGCTCCAGTGCGTTGATACACAGCCGCACGCAGCCTACGAACGTCTTGCCGCTTCGATACCCACCGACGAACGCAGAGAACTTCTTCGGGTGGCTGATGAACTCGAACTGCGGCTTATTCAGCTTCAGGGTCGCTTGCATCTTCCACTCCGATAATGACTTGCTTGGGTTCAGGCAGGCCTTGATTCGGGTCTTCCAGTTCTCGGCGCAGCTTCTCGTTCGCTAGGCGCTTGCCTTCCAGATCCTCGCGGGTCTTTGTCAGCGACTCGATGCGCGCCAGGTAGCGATCAGCCAGCAGGTCGTAGCCGTCCGCCTTCGCCATCAGCACGCGATTCAGCAGAACCTTCGTCAGCCGTAGCTCTTGGTCGATCTGGTCAATCTCGGCAGCATGGAAGTCGGCCTGCTCTTCATCCGTCAGGTACTTGCTATAAATCGATCCAGGCTTGGCCGCATTCTTGTTACCGGGCGCGCCGGTACTCTTGCCGCCGTGCAACTTGCAGCGCTTGGAACCCGGTATCGCATGCCGCTTGCATGGTTCCCCGCTGCGGGTCTTAGCTCCGCATAGGGCCATGGCTGGGCCTCATTCATGGGGTGGTTATCGCGAACGATTCATTCAACGTCGTTCGAGCGTCATTCAATGACCTTCTGCATCCACTCCTCCACGATCCGCTGCAACACGGGCTCGGTCAGGATGCTGGATGGCTGCCTTCCGGCTATTACGTCGCGAAGGAGGCTGTGCGGTATCTGGTGCACTGCGTCAGACGCATCGATGATGACGTGCGGCTGCCTGTCGGTTAGCTCTACGACGTTTTGCATGGGTGCGCTCTCGGGTTACTGCCTTCCACGCCTCCATCCCCGCCATCAGGCATACGCATAGAGCGATGCGAAGTAGCAGGAGGATGGCGTGTAGGCGTCTCACTTCTGCTCTCCAGTCACCTTCGGCTGCGACACCACGCGGGCGATAGCCATAGCCACGCCGAGGACCATGTTCACGCTGGCCCATGCGACTGGGTTGATGTGGCCTTCGAACGCTACCCATGCACCGGCTGCTGCGTTGAGCACTGCGGTGATGATGGCGAGCTGCACACTGGTGAGACGCCAGCATTTGCGCCATTCGGGGATCAGGTTCATGGGATCACCGCTCGAAGGATGTGAGGCCCGACCATGTTGATGATCGCGATGATTGCCCCTGCAGCGCCAAGGCCGTACATGACCTTGATGCCCATGCCCTTCACGTCAGATGACAGGGTTTCGAGCAACTTGGACTGGTTCTGCGCGATCAGCTCCAGGCGGTCGACCCGCTGCGGGATGTTCTCGTGCTTCTGCTCGTAGTGATCCAGGCGCCATAGGGCGAGACGCATGTTCTGCTCCAGCGCACCCAGGCGCTCGGCCTGATTGCGGCCGGCATCGGAATGGGTGTCGGGCATAGGATTGTCTCGTTGGCAATAGGTCCGGCCGCTCATGCTCATGCCGTCAGCTCGGAGCGATGAGGGAGAGGCAAGGCGGCCAGATTGAAAAGATCCCGACTCCCCGCACGTCTGCAGGGCGATACTCGTTATCGAGTCGCACAGTGTGCTGCGTTGTGGCGCTAGGCCGATTCGCAAGCAGGCCGGGGATTAGATGCGCTGTATTGGATGACGCGAGTATTGGCAGCGCTTGCCGTCGCACGGCGTGGTGTTTGATGGGCGCAGGATGGCGAGGCCTTCTTCAGCCAGGTTCCGCCCGAAACGAAAAAGCCCCGACCAGATTGCTCTGTGCCGGGGCTTCATTTGTTCAGTGCCAATCCTTAACGCGCAAGATCGACAGGATGGACATATAGTGGCTCAGCGGCTCACAGGATGCAATAGGACATTGCGGGATTTTTCATGTTTTTGCCGGCGCGCCCTAAATTCTTCTCGATCCTTGGCAGATTCCACCGCGTAACAGTCCGGACAGTAAGGGCAGCAGTATACCGCACAAGGCCCTCCGCAGGCCTTGCAGGTTCCGTTCGCATGGTTCGATTGGTCGGTGTGCCAGTGCAAGACACCGCTCATGCGGCCTCCCCTAGGATCAGCCCCTCGCGAGCCAGGATCTCGTGCGCCTCAACCAACGCCTGATCCACCTGGCGCTCCAGGTCACGGCGGATGTCCCGGCGCCACCGCTCCAGCGTCTTCTGCGGGCGGCCGTCTTCGTCCCAGCGGTCAAGCTCATACCACGCAGCCGGCAATACGCTCGTGCTGCGCTTCCCTTCTGCGCCCGGCAGCTTTGGGAATGCCCATGTGGCGACGGCACACTGAACGAACCGCTCGGGCGCTGGAGACTTCACGGCACCGGCCAGCGCCATCATGGCATCGTGCTTGCGCTCCAGATGGGTGCTGTACTTGGCGACGAGAGCCAGCCACAGGCGGACAGGCAGCGCCTTGTGCAGTCGCCCATGTACCCAGCAGTCAGTCAGGAATGCCGCTTCCTTGCCGCAGATGGCGCCCGGGACACGAGCGGCCTGCACCTTCGGTTGAAAGTCACAGCCGCCGGCCGAGTTGATCACCTCCGACGCCAGGGCGCGGACTACTGCGGAAACCACGTTGCGATAGGTCATGCTGCTGCTCCCCGTGCTGCTGCCGCATCGCGGCGAAAGAAGGTACCGCCGACGCAGTGAATGAGCGTCCGCTTGCCGTTGGCGTAGGTGATGTCGTGCGAATGGGTCCAGCTGCTCAGCGAGCCGGCGTTGTAGCCCATGTTCATTTGCGAGCTGGTCCCGACCGAGTGGGCGCCGTCGATGATCCGGGCGCCGTGGCCGTGACCGTGGGTGACCTTGGCCCCTACGGTGGCGAATGCCTGCGTGCTGCCGCGTGCGCCGTTCGGGCCGCGGTGGCCGTGGTTGCTGAAGTCGATGCCGAAGCGCATGAACGACTCGTCAGGCCGCAGCCACTTGAGCCGATCGCCACGCTCCATCAGGCAGTCCATCCAGTAGCGGAACGGGTCGCAGTAATCGCCGTCAGCGATGGCCTTAAGCATGACTGCCTTGGTCTCGTGGAAGACGATGGCGTTCTCGAGGTCGTTGGCGTTCTCGGCCTTCTCGAGCCACTGAGTGAAGTGGTCGTGATGGTTGGAGTTGACCATGATCGTCTGGTCGGCGAACGATGCCAGGTCGTCGACGTGGCGCGCCGTCTTCTTCAGCTCATGCAGCACGCTCGAGGTGCCCTCTACGTGGCGGCGGAATTTCTCGAAGAACTTGCTGTGATGGCTGGCCGATCCGAAGTTCAGCACATCATGCAGAACCAGGTGCTTCGGCTGGATCAGCGCGGCAAGGGCTCTGGTTGCCTCGGTGACGCTCGGGTCGGCCATCTCTGCATGGATGTCGCCCATCGTCAGCACTTCGGCACGCGGTGCCTTTTCAGGCCCCTTGGCGGTGTACTTCGTGTCCAGGTCGATGAAGCTGCCGTCCTTCATCGGGCAGATATGCCGGATATGGTTGCGCGGGCCGTCCACTTCGACCACTACGGCGCCGAGCGTGTGGTGGAACTCGCCCTTCTTGCCGGCGTTGGTGTCGCTGTACTGCTCAACGGTGCAGGCGCCAGTGGTCAGTACCAGCTTGGCCGGGTCGCCCATGCGGGTGGCCACAGACTCGAGCGCGATCTTGGTGTGCCCCAGGATGGCAGAGTCACGGCCGGAGACGGTCAGCCAGCCCTGCAGCGGTTTGACCGCAGTCGGCTGGATTTTGATGTCAGCCAGCACGACCAGCCCGGGGGCAATCTTGGTCCGCTCGTGGGTGATGTACGGCAACAGGCGAGCATCCCACCAGTCGTCGTCGGCCACTTCATCCCGGCGAGTCGGGTTCTTGTAGCGCATGGGGATCACGATCAGCCGGGCGCCGCGCATGGAGCAATACAGCTGCAGCGTCTTGAGGAAGCCTGCGTGGGCCTTGGTGGCGTTCACGGCTGCGGTGATGACGTATGTCTCCGCAGTGGCGTTCGCCATCTCGACCGGGGCCGATGCTGGCTGCAGCAGGCCAAGCCGGATCAGGCGCGACCGGTGACGCTCCACGTTGCGGATGTCCAGGTCGAGCAGTGCGGCCGCCTTGGCGTTGCTGTTCTGCGCAAGCGCCCGTATCAGCGTTGCGTCGTCGTGTTTGCGTGCGACCATTAAGCGGCCTCCCCCGAGGTGTACTGCATGATGCGAACGCGTACCGCGCCGCCCTTGACCGTTTCGTCGCTTACGCTGAGCTGAGTCACGAATCGGTTGTCATCGATGCCCAGCGCGTCAGCCAGGCCGTCACGGCCAGCCTTGAATGCGGCCAGCATGTTGTCGTCGTCCCGCTTGCGCCGGTCGGGCGGCAGGAACTCGATTGCGAGCAGTGCGCGGCCTTCCGGCATGACCAGACCGGCCGCCTTGCAGAGCAGGTGGCAGTCGGCGCGGTACTTCTTGGCGATCGGCGCCTTGGCTCGCCAGTGTTTGCGCGAGTTCGGGCTTAGTTCCTTCGGCGGCCAGGGCAGCAGGACTTCGGTCATCTACCTGCCCTCGCCTTCAGCGCTTCCACCTGCTCAACAAAGCCGGGCGCGAACCGGAGCCGTAGCGCATGAGCCACACGCGGATCCTTTTGCATGTCTGCGAATCTACAAGCATGCTCATGCTTTCTTGATCGCCAAGCTTCGTGCGCACTCTCTGCCGAAGCGAATCGACCGAGATGCTCCCGCTTACCGGTAAACGGGTTGTGGCACTGTGACTCGAACCCATCCTTCGCCTTGTTTAAGAGGACGCCAACCGGAAACTGTCCGCGCTGCGACTGCTTGAGACTTAGAAAAAGGTTCAGCTTTCGAGGAATAAAAGCGCAGGTCTCGCTGCTGTAAACCTTATTTCCAGGGCATAAGACGTCCTTATCCAGGTCCATTCCTTGCCATTCCTGCGCCATCATCCATTCGCGAAACACGCTAAATCGATGCCACTCCGGAGCAACCGTGCACCCAATGTAGGTGGGCCGATTCTCATGCAGTTTTTGCGAATAGCAGCGGGCCAACATGTGAGTCCACGCCTCATAAAAATCGCAACGCCAAACTCGCTTGCGACAACCATTGACTATCCCTTCAGCAGAAACTGGGTGAGGGTAGTCATTGACACCTACTCCATAGATCAGCCGGCCCGGCTTGCTCATTTACTTCCCCTCCTCACTAGAGCGTTCCGTACGGCAGGACGCGCACTCTCCGGAACAGCTGCCAGCAGGACGTTGCCCTGCCTCTGTCTCTCCGGCCCCTTGAGGTCGCGCACCTTCCACCTGATCAGGCAGGCCGTTTTGTCCGCTTCGATCAGCGCCCGAGCATCGGCAGTCAATTCCGCCAAGTTCAAACTCACAGGAGCATTCCATTCTGCCGCCTCCACTCGATTGGATCCTTGGCGCCTTTTTTCAGATTGCAGGTGGGGCACAGAAGCTGCAGGTTTTCGGGACCATTCCCGCCACCAAGAGCTAGCGGAACGATGTGGTCTACGTGATAGCCAGAGCTAATAGGCTTTACGCAAAACGCGCAGCGGCCCTTTTGCTTCCGCTCAAGAAGTTCGATGTCTTTCTTTGAGTGCGTTCCTTCAGCGCTACGCTCTGCGGCTCTCCTGGCACGGTTTCTAATCAGGTAATAGTCGTAGTTCTCTTTGTAGTGCCTGGCGCGGTATTGATAGATTCGGTCAGAATTCTCAATTCGGTATTGCTCTAGCCGCTCACGATTCGCCTCCCTCCAAACCTTATTTTTCTTGTTGAGAGATTCTTTGTTTTCCGCGTAGTAGTTCGCCCAATGCTTCGCGTACTCATCTTTCTTTTCCGCATATCGCTTCTTGCTCAACTCAGTTTTACGGGCTTTGTATGTTTCGCTACGGGCTTTGTCGTACTCAGCCTTTAAATGCTTCCTGCCATCTGCGCACTTTTTTACATGCGCCCTTGCGCACTCAACGCACTGCGCGTTTCTTGTGTATCTCTCCGACACATGCCCCTTAGAGCAGGCCTCGCCAGTGAAGTACTTGATCACCCCTTTAGCCTGCGCAGCTTCTCGAGACGTTATTCCGCAGATGTGTTCATGCATGGCTCGCCTCCGCGCTGATTCGATAGGCAACGATGTCGCCTTCGTCTTCACCGGTTTCTGAGTGGCCCCACAGCCACTCCTCTGCCTCCACACCAAAGCACTCGCCAGCATCCCGGGTGCGAATGTCAACGCGCGCAGTACCGGCAACCGGCATCGAACCACCTTTCCACTCCACCCACTCGCCCGCCTCCTGCTCCGGCGCGAAGTTCATGTGTTTCTCGGTCGGGAACGACACGTCCAGGCCGACGACGGTGCGCGGGTCGTTGCAGACTGCTCCGCTTGCTGCACGGCGCACGCCATCAGCAAGCTGTCGCCCGATATCGGCCGCGCGCTCTTCCTTCGTGCGGCAGTCGATGGTGTTCTGCTGGCCGAATTGCTCGGGCATGTCCGCGATCGTGAAATGCTTCGGCGACTTGTCCGCGTGCATTTCCTTCAGCCGGCCGACGTGCCCGGTCAGCTCGTTGATCAGCGCGCGGTAGCCGCCCTTGTGCTGGCGGTCGTCGTTAAGCTTTCCAGCGGCCTGTGCGTCGACGATGATCGCGAGGCAGGCCAGCGCATGGGCCAGGTGCGGCACGCCGCTGTCCGGGTCGTTCTCTTCGCCCTCAAACCAGGCATTGAGGTGGCGATTTGCGGCGTCGAAGTAGATCGAAGCGCGCACACCCGATGCCCGCCAGTTGGCGCGGCCGTATTTCAGCATCCCGTCAAGCAGGCCAATGGAGCCCATGGCACTAGCAGTGGTCGGCCACAAGTGGATCGGCAACTTGCTCGAACCGATTGCGTCCTTCGGGTTCGTTGCTTTCAACTCGCTCATGCTGCGGCTCCCTTGCGGTGGAATTTGCGGTCGTACCAGCGGTAGAAGTACTGGGCGAAGGTGATGCCCAGCGAGCCGCCCAGGCCGGAGATCAGCAGGAACGGAACGGTATTGATCTGCGAGTGGGCGACCGACCAGATGTAGGCGAACTGAGCCAGCGTGATCAGCCAGGACACGACGAAGCCGGCAGGGATCTTGTCGTCGCGCAGGAGCTTGCTGTTGAGCCCCAACAGGAAGACCTGGAAGAAGGCAGAGGTGAAGACCATCACGGCCTGTAGTTCTGGAGTCATGCTTGCGGCTTCCTCGTTGCTCTGTTGTTTGCGATCAGGGGGAGCTGGCCGGGCTTTAGCGGCCATGGGTGTTCCTTGCGGCAGTCGTGGCAGTACAGGGTCTGCCGTAGGCTGTATCCGGTTGTCTTGTGGGTGGCGTCTACGGGGCAGGTCTTCATGCGGCAACCTCGATCCCAAGCAGGCGCCGAACCTGAGCAAGCAGCTCGCGCTCGGTGCCGTACTTCGCCTCCCAGGTCTTTTGCCCGGCATGAATTGCAACGCCGTGGCCGCCGGTCTGGTGATGCGCGCTGCAGAGCGGGATGACCTCGAAGTGGCTTGCCCGCTGGCTCATGCCCTGACCAGCACGAATGTGATGGCAGGCGGCCGGAGACTCGCCGTAGCCGAGGTTCCGGCAGACGATGCAGCCCAAGGCGGCAACGCGGGACAGGTGGGTGCTTTCGGCCTTGGTCATGCCGCCTCCCCGAAATCGCGCTGCATCCGCATGTACTCGCTGTCCTCGGGATGCGAGAGGTAGATGCCGTGCTCCATAGCCCACTTGTCGACGCAGGTCATGAAGGCGTGCATCTCGCCCTTGTCGAGGTCGCTGGTGTGGCGCAGCTCTGAGCGCTTGGTGATCTCGCCGGTACGGAGGTCGATATCCTCAATCTCTTCCTCGCCAAGGAAGGTCTGCTTCAGGTTCCGCTTCATGTTCACTTCATTCATGGCGGCGCCTGTGGCAAAGGTCGTCTTCCCCATCGAGACGAAGAACGCCGCGATCTCTGCGCACCACTTATGGAAAAGGGAGTTCTGCGGGAGCGATCGACTGGCGCCGGCGATGGTCACCGTGCAAGGGAAGCCCTTTGCACGGATCGCGGCGTTGACTTGGGAGAGCTCGCCGATATGCGAGACGCGGATCTTCTCAGCCATTTACGCGGCATCCTTCAAAGCTGGCAGCGAGCTCAACGAATGCTGCGTAAGCCACTGCTGCCACTTGCCCGTTTCCAGAGGCGCGGTATCGGTCCACCCTTCCGGCCATCCCATCATCCACTCGTGAATCGCCGGGCTCGGACGCCCAAACACTCGCCGGAACTCGCGCGCGGCCGGCCACTTCTGCATTGAATCGGCGCAGTAATTCGCCTTGGTCGTCGGCGTGTGCAAGTAGCCAGTAGCGCTGCCGAACGTGGTCAGCACCCAGGTCTGACGCGGCCAGGGGAAGCATTCTGACTTGGTAACCCATGCGAACGAGGTCGCGTCCGGCTTCTTCAATTGCCCGCTCGGCGACGTTCTCGGCGAAGACAAGCCGGGGAGCGACATCTGCCACGATCCGGCGCATCTCCGGCCAAAGGTTTTCAGCGTTGTTGCGTCCAGAAGCGGCAGAGCTGAAGGCCTGACAGGGAAACCCTCCAGATACGAGGTCAACAATTCCGCGCCACGGTAGGCCGTCAAACGTTCGAACGTCATCCCAGATTGGGAACGGCGGGAGAGCCCCATCGTTTTGTCGCTGGACCAGTACCCGCTGACAGTGCTCGTCGTGCTCGACAGCGCAGACAGGAGTGATGCCGAGCAGGTGGCTTGCGAGCAGGCCGCCACCAACGCCCGTGAATAGAGAAAGCTCATACACGGCGCGCCTCCCGCTTGTCGTGGTCGTCCTGGCAGGAGATGCAGCGCTCTGCCCAAGGAGCAGCAGCGCGACGCTTGGCGGGAATCTCCTCATCGCAGTCGACGCAGAACTCAGCGCCCTGCCCCTGCAGCCTGGCCTGTACCAGCGCCACGCCACCTATACGATCTGCCTCCTCTAGGCCAGTAGCGCGATCTGTTACATCGGGGGCTGTGCGGGCCTGGTTGAAGGCTTCGGTGATTTCCATGTAGTCGCTCATGCGGCGTCCTCCGCGAAGAGGTCGCCAGCAACCGGCGCGGCGGCTTCCTGAGCAACGAACATATCGGTGATGCGCTGGGCCTCCTCGATGCGCTTGCATGCGATCTCGAAGTAGCGCGGGTCACGCTCAATGCCAATGAACTGGCGTCCCATCTGGACGGCGGCAACGCCTGTCGTCCCGGAACCCATGTAGGGGTCGAGGATGGACTGGGCCTTCGGGCATAGGTCGATCACCCACGACATCACTCCGAGCGGCTTCTGGGTCGGGTGGAAGCGCTCTTCGTTGCCCTGACGGATCATGCCGTTCCAGCGCCACTGGATGCGTCGGACAGCTTTGGGCCAGTTAGTCCAGGCCATTTCACAGTCGGCGAAGTCGCCAGTATTCAGCTTGTCCCAAATCAGCCAGCACGAAGTCGGCGGAAGCTCGAAGTAGTTGCCGCCAAAGATTGCTTGATAGGTCGACAGCTCGCGGCACGCCTGCAAAACCTCAGGCGCAGCGGGAGATGCATCCCAGTCGAAATGACCATAATCTTTGGGCTTGGCCTTCTGTTCACGGCTCGCCACCTTAGCGCTGTTCTCGTTTATCCCATACGGCGGATCAGTGATCACGGCATCGACCTTGCCCAGCGTCGGCAGGACTTCCATGCAGTCGGCGAGGTACAGGGTCGCCAATCCTATTTGCTCAATTCTCATCGCTTCGCCCCATAGGCCCGTTTCTGCGAGCCGTCCATCTGCACAAGTCGGTAGTCGTTGCCGCGCTTCATGCGGACGACGGTGTTTCCTTCCTGATCCACTGCGAAGCCATCGGCCTTGAGCTGGTCGACGATTACCCGCTGGGGAAGGGTCATTGAGCGGGAGCGGTTCATGCTTTGGCCTCCCTGGACAGCGCGCAGAATCGAATGCTGTTGTAGCAACGCCCATCTGCGTCACACATCATCAAGACCGGCTGCGGAACAGCTGCCTCGCAAAATCGGATGTAATCCTGATCAAGCGTGACGTTCATCCCGCTGTCGAAGACGTGGACGCGTATTACGCCAGCGACAAGCGGGTCACCGAGCAGCGTGTCGATCAGGTCAAGCGCCGCCCAGGCCTTTAGAAACTGGTCGTCGGTCATATCGGATATAGCGCCGTCGTAGGCATCGCTTTTGAAATGCACCTCCGCGCCTATGGCATCCACGTATCGCTGACCCAATGTCATGCGCTTGGCCAGATGGGCGCCCATGCTGATTACGTTGCTCATGCCGAGGCTCCCTTCACAATGCTGCGCAGGCGATCAAGCGCGCTGCGGCCGACTTCCTCTGTCCGAACGCTGACTGTCTCCGGCAGGGCCAGCGGTATTTCCCGCAGCGGCTCGCCGGTCATGACCATGCGGACAGTGATCGCGTAGTTGCGGTCGAACAGCTTGCGGCTGCGCTCTTCCGGCATGTTGGTCAGCTCGTAGAAGCCGGTTTCGCATGCGGCGTGATGCACTGCCGGATGTGACCAGTTGCGCTCGGCGGCGGGGTGGGCATTCGCGCAGGCCTCGCGATATGCCTTGGCAGCATCCGGCAGGCCAAGCATTTCCGGGGTCGGCTCACACCAGCGGATGAAGCGGCCAACGCTCGGGGCAAAGTCGCCTCCCGACTTACGGCACTGCTCGATACCAAAGCGAATCTGCTCGATGGTGTCGATGCCTGCTGCCATGAAGCCCTTGATCCATGACTTCTTCGCAGCGGTCAGCGCCTCGTCGTTCGGCCATGCCTGCTTCCAGGCGGGAAAGATGGATTGCAGTTCTACGAAGAGCTTGTTGACGACGCTGGCCGTGCCTTGGTCGATAGCGCGTGGCGCAGTGACAGGCTCAGCAAGCGCGACGTGGTTTCCGCTGGTCGCGGACGGGATCAGATCCTTGACGTTGCGCATCACAGGTCCCCCAGGTCGTTCGCCCAGCTGGTGTCGTCGCTGTGGAAATCAGGGATTGCGCTTGTCTGGCGCGAAGGTTGACGACGGTCGTTGCCGCGACGGTTTGCGATCCAGTCCGCCTTGAAACCGCGCCACCCTGCCTCTTGAGCCTCGGCCAGCGCGTCGTCAGCGCTGATTCCAGCGGCTACACACTTGGCAAGCTCTTCGTTCACGCGCTTCCAGACGGTAGCCGTGACGGCGGCGCGCATCTTCTTGCGGCAGGTCATCC